CTTAGGACCTGGATAGGCATCTTTTTGTCTGTCATCCCCATTAAAATGGGGTATTTTCTTGTCCTTACTAATATACTTAAGAGTATAACCAACGCTGGCATCACCAACATCACCAAAATGCACGTTACCAAGAGTAATATCATTGAGCTTCCAAGCATTTTCTACTATTTTAGGGTTTGCGTTGAATAAGATTATATGATAGTGTGGTCTTTCTCCTGTATCTCCGTATTCTCCTACTGCGTAATAACTAATTTTTTGCTTTGTTAGCTTTCTAAGCCTTTTGAAAAAATCTTGTACATCCTTTTTAACAAGTGTTTCAAAGCCGTTTTTAGTTTTCTTGATGTGTTCATCATTATAAGTAAGAGTAACGAAGTGAGCAGAATTACTCTGCTCACTTTGTTTGTTTAGTCTAAACGCCCATCCTGATACTCTGCGTCTTACACATGCGGGGCATTTCCCACATGGAAAGGGCATATAACCAGTTTCTACACCTTTTACTAATTCCATTTTTTTATGGAATGGTGTTTGACATCTAGTACTCATATATTAGAACATTGGCGTTCCGAACTTAGGCATGGGTCTTACCGCTCTAATCTTGTGCAATACTTGACAATACAAATTGTCTGTTCCCTCTGGCTCATCTAGTACCGCAAATATGCGGTCTACATCCTCTGGGGCGCACTCAATAAATGATTGAGATAGGGTAGGGTCTACATTAAATATCCGGCCTAAGTGCCAATAATCTAGGGTTGTTCTGAAATCTCCTGCTACTCGGTTTGCGCAGAATTTATATTCTGCATAACGGGGAACATATCCGAACGTATTTGCTGCGTTGTTTGTGTATGCGTAAAGCTCGTTTTGAGTAACGGGTTGCTCTCCGATATGTGCAAATGAAGGCCAGAAGAAATCAAGCGGATCGTTTTTGAGATATGTTTTTGGTATTCCTTGCTGATAAGCAGTTTTTGGCATAACGGACATAATTCCGATAATATATCCGTGTTCTTCACAAAAATATGTACCATATTTTCCTGTTGTTACTGCTACTGCGTGTCCGGCCATGTTGCCCTGGGGTAATTGTCCTTCGTTTCCTGTTGTGTTAAGTACTTCTGATATAACTACTGGTGTTTTTACTCCTGTAATGTATTCGGGGCGCTGTAACCTTTTGTCGCTACTTTTTACTCCGAAATGCATAAGAATATTCTCAATATATCGTGTACCACCACGTGCGTTTTTCTCTAACCATTCTTGTAATCTAAATGCTCTACGTAAATCATTGATAGTTGTAGCTGAAATATCAAATTCATCTCCGTCAACAAATAAATAATTTGGATCAATAGTTGAACTACCATTATCTGCCTTTGCATTAACTTGACCAAACATACCACCGGAAGGAAAAGTTCCAGTACCAGGATAATTACCATTATACAATGTTTTATCAGTAAAAATTAAATTACTAACTCTAACTGCTACATCATTTTCTATTTGTCCAATAGGGATATCTACTGCTGCGCCTTTTTGTGCAAATGGTAATGCACTTGTAAAATAATCGTGTTCCCATGCTCTAAGACGCATTTGTAATAAATCTGCTGCGGTTGCTATATTATTTCCGTCTGTTAACTGGTAATCTACTTCGGGTACTAAATTTTGGTCTCTATAATACTCGTTATATATAGCTTGATAAGCTGCAAGTGGTAATGCGTTAATATTTTGCGTTACTGCTGGGCTGCTATTGTTTGGAGGTATACCCAAATAATCTAGAAACTTTTTTTCTGCTGCCGTTGCACTAGGTAAATACTCTAAATAGGGTAGGGTGTGGGCTGTGTTTGCGTCAACTATGAATTTTTCCCAGTTTTCCCATGTTATCCTGTTTGGTACAAAGAAGTAATGCATACTTACGTCCATGCGGTGCATGACAGGGGCGAGTAATGGTGCGAATCTGATTAAGCTATCGCATCCAATGTTGAACATGTCTCCAGGTACACACTCTATGACACAAGTAGGTGTGAGTTGTCCCATTTTAGATGACATTTTTACGTCATGTGTTAAATCGAACACATTTTTCTTCGGTTTGCTTACTTCAACCGAATTGAATAGGTTTTTGTTTGCCATTTTGGTTGGTTTTGTTTATA